CATTCATTTGGAATGCAGAGAGGTACACTGTGTCTGGCTTACCACCAGCAACCCAGATTGACTGCATAACAGTGTCAAAGTTGGCTTGTGAGAAAGCAGCTTGTGTGCCGTCTGTACGGGCGTCTGTGCCGTCGCCGGTTGGGTCTGCACCGCCGGAGCCAGCAACAGTGTTTGTTGTCAACCAAGCTGGTGCGCCAGCAAGTTCACGGGCTGTTGTGGAGTTACCAGCTGCGCGTGCGTTGTTTGCAAACAAAGCCTTTTCGATGTCCAATTTTTGCTCTTTGGCAATCTTCAAGGTCTGATATGCAATCTCTTTTGCGCGACCTGCATTGTCAACATTATCGTCGGAGTCGGATACGACAACGGCGTTTTTGAAGATTTGCGTGTAGTTGCCCAAACGAGTTGTTGCTGCGCGAGCTTCGGCAGTAGTTGTGTCACCCTCGATGTGAGCATTGGCAGCGGAAGCGCGAAGGCTATCTGTTTGCCACTCTACGAGAGTGTTCTTTGCGGCCTTTTTAGCAGCTTTGCTGTAAAATGGCGTTTCCTCTGGCGAAATGTTGTGGATAACATTGCTGAGGTCTTCACGGATGCCCACGGAATCATAGGTATCAAATGTGTTTGCTGGCTGTGCCATTAGTGTGTCCTTTCAAAGACTTACTGATTTAAGATCAGGCTCAATGCGTCTTCCATAGAGCCAGTTTTCTGCAAGCGCTGTTGCGCTTTTTTACGAGTTGCAGCGTTACTATCAACACGCTTCTTTGCACCGGGTTTCACCACAGGCCGGGCTTTCTCACCCTTGGACTGTGCCGATTTGCGCTTTGCCACCAGCTCACGATATTTGCGCGCATCATTTAGCGCCCGCACATATCTAGCATCGGTCACTGCCTGCATTTCCTCAGCCGTAAAGCCATAAGAAACGCCTGTATCAACCAATGCGTTTTTGATTGCCTCTCCCTTCTCAGGGTCAGCAATCTCAGGGATGTGTTGCGTCAGCACTTGTGCCTGCTCTGCAAGGTAGGTCTGGTGCGCCTCTTGCTGAGCCTGCATGCGCTGCTTTTGCACATTCTGAAGCTGGAACATATTTTGGTCGTATTGCGTTTTCGCCTCGTCATACTTGAGCTTTTCTTCCATGTACCCGATTGGGTCACTTTCAAACAACTCGCGTGTTGGCGGGGTTGGAGCTTGCAAACCACCGTTTTGCGCCTGTTGGTACAAAGCAGCGACTTGTTGTTGCTGCTGTTGCAATACGGCTGCCTGCTGTTCGATTCGCTTGCGCGCCTCGGCAGCTTCTTGGAACCGCTTATTAATTGCCGCTTGTCCCGCAGCAGATTGCTTTAACTGATCCAGTGTCCACTGCTCTTCCTTGCCGTCAACTTTAACGGAGAAAACATTGGTGTCTTCAGCTGGTGCTTCTACTAGGTCTTCGTCGTCAATTTCGACATCATCGTAATCTTCGCTGGATGCCTCAACGTCATCTTGCTCGTCGTCTGCAACCTCAACTTCTTCAGTCTGATCGTCATCAGGCTCAATCATTGCGTCCACAGCTTCGTCAAAATTATTGTCCTCAGAAGTCTCCTCTGAGGGTGCGAGTAGGCTTTCTACTGCGTCATCTAGGGTAGTCGATTCCATCGGTGCTACTTCCTTTGTTTGCGATCCAAAAGCGCCTCTGCTGCAAGTGCAGCGTCGAGTGTCACTTCGATCTGGTTAAGCGCACGGATCATCGCATGCGCCTCTTCACGGGCAGCTACGTCAGCCGCCCCACTGCTTGCGAAAACCTGCATTTGGTTTTCGCGCACACCCTGCATGAACTGCTGAAATGCAGTATCGTTTTTCAAACGACGGGCTTCTTCAGCCTCTATGCGTATTTCTGTTGTCATTGCTGCACCCCTTGGGCCATGCCGCCAATCATGCGCATTTTGTCTTGCTCGGCTTTCACGCGAGCCACATCAACGGCTGTGCCGTATTCGCCATAAATCTTTGCCGCGTCTACCATCAGATCTTGCGCCATCTGATCTCGCTTGAGGTCGTCATTGGCCGCTGCCTTCTGCATTTCAAGCTGCAACTTGGCCATATCAGTCTGAGCCTTTGTTTGCGCTTTCATTTGCTCTGCCTGCAAGAACGCAGCGTTTGGATCAGCCGCCTGACCTTGCTGCGCTTGAGCTTGCTGCTGCATTTGCAACATCTGCATTTCGATCTCAGGTGTGATTGGCGCAAAGTAACGGTCAGCATTTCGTATGCCTGACACAGCCAACTGATCCGCCAGCGTGTTGCGAATGTTGGTCAGGCTAACCAAGCCGTTCATCGGCCCGTAGTTTTGGTAAACCATCGTCTGCATTTGCAGGGCTTGGTTTAGGGCTATCGCCTTCTCTTCCTCGCGACCAGTGCCGAGACCCACATTGATGCTAACGTCAAAACCTGAGTCCCAAACCCGTGGATCAACAGGCACAAACGTACCATTCATCCGCATCATTTGCTCTTCGTTTACGTTTTTGCTCATCAAGCGCAGCATAATGCCAAATAAGTCACGCATGCCGTCGGCAAGGTTGCGAACCATAACCTCAACCTGACCTGCTGCGGCCTGCACAGTGGCCTGCACAGCGGCCTTTGTAGTTGACTGCATTGCATCAGGGTCTAAGCCCATTGAGGCTCTGGAAACGCCTGTCTTGCTCTCTACGAGGCCATCTAGGTATGTCAGCGCGCCAAGTGTCTGACCGGCGGTGAATGGGACAGATAACTCCTGCACAGCGCCAGCCTGACGCATACGCACGATTGCTCCGATTTCGTTGTTCAGCACGTCATCAATGTTGACTGCACCCTCAACGATGCCGAGGCGTGGGTTGTTTGTCATCGCCACGTTGTCAAGGATAGAGCGCAGTACCGATGTGGCTGCGTCTTGGTCATCCATAACAATCTCGGCCAGTGAGCGGCCATAGAATGTGTGTGGCTCTGGGTCTATTTCAAACTTGGCAAAAGGCAGCTCATCGCATGGCTCAAAGTCAAGCATTTCGTATGCCGTGCCACCGCATGTGATTTTGTGCAGGATGGGTACGCCAGTGCCTTCAGCGTCAATGCGCATATACGCTTCTGTCACGGCAACATTGCGCATTGATGGGTCTTGCACGTCCTCATCTGACGTATCCATATCGTAGCCGCGCCGCTCATATATCTCGGCTTCAGTCATGTCTGAGCCGCTCTCAAAGCTGTCCAGATTAAGCACCACGTCTGGGTCGTAGCCCATTGCAATCAAATCGCCAGCGCGCATGTCAGTGCGGTGAGCCACAACGTAGGCGTCGGCAAGGCTGCGAGCGTCACGGTTAATGAAGAACTCTTCAGGCGGAACGCTCTCAATGCACAGCTCGCCCATTTCTTTCTGGCGGCTGATTTTAACGCTGTGAATTGGCAGCTCAACCTCCATGCCCATTGGATCAATCTCAATGGTCATTTCAGCCGTATGCTCAATCACAGTCACGTTGTCGTCATCCAGCAGATATGTATATTCGTCGTCGGACAGATCTGTGAACGTATAGATCTCTGCCTCTGGATATGTCATCCAGTATGCTTTCACGATGCCTTGCTTTTTAACCAGCGCGTCTTGGAAGGCGTCATTCATCACGCGGTAGCCGTTTAGCCGGGTAAACTCATGGTGCATAAACTCAGTGGCCTGCTCGGCCATTGCCACGTCTTCTGGACCGTGAGGCACAAACTCAACGGGCTTGGCTGTGCTGAGGAATATGCGCATCAGGCTTGGCTTCACAGAGCGTACGGTATCCCGTACCTTTGTGGCTACAACCTTGCTGCGGCCTTCCTCGTAGCCAAGGTCAACCTCGCCATCGTAGTAGCGCTGGGCTTTGATCCGATCATCGCTGATCTCGCCCTCAACAAAGTCCACCGCATCCGATATTGCGTCTTGGACAATGCTTTCGATTTCGCTGCGTGATTTTGGTTTAAGTTCCATTAATCGTGTCCTTTATTCGCTTGTAACCGCTGGCGTAGTAGCCATCAAGCCAACTTGCGCCAGCATGTCTGTCAGACGTTGCAGCTTTGTTTTGTCTTGCAGGCGTGAAGCCTCGCCCAACAGCTGACGAACCACTGCGTCACGCTCGGCACCTTGCAACGTGAGTATTTCGCCAACTTCACGGCGGATGTCGCCCGTGCCGTACATGATTTCGTCCATGATTTTATTGACAGGTGCAGCTATGGCGGTCTTAACACGCTGCCCAACGCTGGGTGCATTGAAACTCTCAGGGTCACGAAGGTCTCGCAATGCAGACTGCGCCTCTGTGCGGAAGCCTGTTTGCGAACCAGCAAGAACGTCAGATGAAGTTTTTGCAAACTCTTTTTCAGCAAGCAAGCGCTGGGTGATGGCTGCTGCGCTCTCATCGCCAACAAGCATCCTGAGCTTCTCAGCGTTCCAGCTTTTGCCAAACTCACCCCAAGCAGCGGCTGCATCGTTGCGAGACGTACCCATGAGAGAGCCAATGTAATCTCGTGCGCCCTTCTGGAACGCAGCTCGCTCCATGTCAGACATGCCTGCGAGCTTTGCTTCCAATTCACGCGGAGACAATGCAGATGTTTTGCCGCCAGTGAATACCTTTTCACCCTCCTCAACAGCGCGCTGGATAGCGGAAGCCTCAGAGTATCCGGACCGAGCCGCTGCGTAACTTGGCAGCTCATCCAACTTATCGTCAATTTTGTGCAGGAATGGCTTGAGGTTTACAGCAACGCTTCCACCCTCCCTGAATATAACGTCGCTCAACGCTGATCTGACGTTGTGCAGCTTCTCAGCGCTAACGTCGCCTTTTGTGCCTAAATCTTTCAACACAGCATTCATTTGAGAGCGAACCGAGCGTGAAGCATCCTTGCCGTACAGAACCAGTGCGCTGCGCAGTGTGTTCACGTCAAACATTTTATCGCTTTGGGTTGCTGCCTCATACATTGGGCCAAGCACGCCAGACTTGCGCTCTTGCTGAGCCAATGTTTCCTCAAACCCTACGTTTGGCCGGTCAATGCGCTGCGTCATAACATCTTCAACACGCTGACCTGCGCCTGCACCGCGAGCGCCTATTTCGCGAGTCAAAACCTCTTGACCTTGGCCGGGGATGGTCGCCAAACCCTGAGCCAATGTGCGTGGGCGGCCCGGCACGTCGGCCAGCATAGCTTCTGGCCCAAGGCTTCTGAGATATGACTGAATGTCCTGAGCTGTCGCTTGAGGGCCAGACAGTTGACCAGCCACCCTGCGTGATGCTGCGCCACTGTAGCCACCGACGCCGCGTCTGGTTAACTCCTGTGCGCCGCGTGTGGCTGCGCCAGCCACTCGACCAGCTACAGGTGAAACCATGCCGATTGTGCCGCCGACCGCAGTAGACAGAGGGTCAATTTCTGAAACTCTTTCAGTGAAGCCGCCTTCGCCGCGACCGAATTGCGGCAGAGCTGTGGCCGCTGCGCCAACGCCGCCAGACGTAGCCATTTGGCCTAACACGGGCAACTTTGAACCAGCCTTGAACGCCACGCCGCCGGGGGCAACCATGCTCGTAACTGCGCCAGAGGTTTGGCCACTAGCGTATTGCTCTGGGGCTAGAAGCTGCAATGCTTCGTCAACCTGACGCTGAAGATCGCGGTACTTTGCGTAAGCCGCCTTTGCGCCCTCCATGTCGCCTGACTTCAAAAGCTCATTGGCAAAGTTGTAAGCGCCGCGAGCCTCGTCGTTCAAATTCATCATCGCGCCAGCTGTAAACCCGCCGTATGTGGCGCGAGTTTCAATCTCGGCTTGCTTGGCGGGCTTCCGCTTCTCGCGAGCGCGATCCAGTGCGGCCTGCTCGCTTGCTGTAATTGTACCGTTAGCCTCTAGCTCCTCCAAAACCTTGATGGCTTGAAGAATTTGTGAGGACTCCGCCGATGTCATCGTCTCTGCCATGATCGGCTCCTTATTCGCCCAAAAGGTCTAAAGCGTCTTGTCGCGTCATGCCACCAGTGGTCGCTGGCCCAGTTGGGGCCTTAAACGCTGCAAACGGGTCTGGTCGGCTATTCAGTAGCTCAAATGCTTGAGCTTGCGTAATTTCCTTTTTACGCAAGCGCTGCACAATCCTACCGCCCTCTGCATCATACTCAGCCAAACCGCGCATTGTATTAATGATAATTTGGTTGCCGCCCGGCGAGTTGATTATGCGAGGCAGAGACCGCTTGAAAAGCTCCAAATCGGCGTCGGACATTGGGCCAGACCCCGGAGGCCGTTGCGCTGGAACAAGGGCGCTTATAAGTGCATTTGCCGCCTGAATGTCATCAAGCCCTTCAGTCTGAATGCCAAAGTTTCCTGCAAACTCCTTAACGCTTGCGCCCATGCCACTGTCAATGTTGCTTAGCAAAGCCTCAAGGCGACCAATTTGTGCAAGGCTTCGGGACGCTGTTGCGCCAACGCCAGCAACTTCAGCCAATGCTTTTGCGTCCAGTTCTGCGAACTTTTCCTCAAATTTTTTGTCGCCAGCTGCCTCAATGGTTGTAGAGATATTTGTGGCCGAAGCCTCTTGAAGCGCAGTTTTATATTCAAGGAATGTTCCCTTGAACCCTTGGCTAACGGCTTGCTGATATTCCTTGATGCCAGTAGTTCTGTCATCTTTCGGCGTGGCAAGTAACTGCCCAGCCGCATCCGTTGGAGAAATCATGCCGCGCTCAACCATGTCAGCCAAGTCATCACGCTTCCTGAGCCGCAGCATCTCAACGGTCTTATTTCTGTTTCCCGCCGCAACCCGCTGCGCTCCGCGCTTCTCAATCGCAGCCCCACCGCGCAGGTCTGACATGATTAGCGGGTCAAGTGCAACGGCAAACTGCTCCAACCCTGTCAGCCCAGTATTAGGGTCAACGGCCATTGCCTTGTCCTTCACAGTTGACAGAAGCCCTCGCATACCGCCCTGCGGTTGCTGCCGCGCTGGCTGCCGCATGTTTGGCGCGTTGTAAGTTTCCTCGCCGCCCATCATATATGGAGGCTTATTCGAAATGGCCATGTCTTGACCCCCTTGATTGCTTGTAAGTAAACCGCCACTGGCAGTGGTCGCCGGCAGTGATGTAATGTCTGACACGTCAACGCCTGCAAAATCGGCCAGATCTTCCATCCGGCTACCGCGCCACTGCGCGATGCCATATGTGCCTTTACCGCCCGCAAGTGTGTTGCGAGCGTCTGGGTTCATGTCTTGATAGCTCTCAGCCATCAATCGGCCAGTGATGCCAGCGGCCTGTTGCGGGGTGAGACCCTTTTGCGTGAGGTAACCATAAGCGAACTTTGCGTTGGGCGAAATCACACCGGGGTTGGATGTGCCATCGTGCATTGCCGCGTAAACGCTGTTGGCGTAGCCCCGAGCTTTTTCATCACCAGCGCCGCCAGAACGCTCATAGTATTTATCCCACAGCGTTGCATAGTCTTCTGGAGTTGAAGCGTTGGCCGTAAGGAACTTGCCAAAGCCGGGCAATTCCTTTCCCTGCACTTCATTCCAGAGAAAGTCCATTTGCTTTGCGAGAGGGATAAAACCTTGTGGCATTATATTACGTTAATCCTTTCAAGCCAGTGTAAGCCCCTATCCCTGACTGGATCAAACCAAATAAGCCTTGGTTTTCAGTTTTCGTAGTAGACTGCGGAACTGGTGCTGCGCCCAGAGCCGCCAAAGGTGCTTGAAGGGACTGCATGGGCGCGCCAGTATAACCAGCATACTGCTGCCTTGCCGCATCAATAAGCGCCTGCTGAATACCTTGCTGCAACAGACCTTGCTGCGCTTGCTGCTGCTGGATTGCTTGACCTGTGCCAAATGCCTGCTGGCCAAGTTGGCCCATCTGGGACGCTGCGCCGAGGCGCTGTTGATTTACGTTTAATGCAGCCATCTGGTTGAGCTGCTGCGCCGTCATGCCCTGCTGAGCGCCAAACTGACTGGCCTGATTGATGGCCGCTTGGTTAGCCAATGCCATTTGGTTTGCTGCACTTGAGCCAAACTGAGCCGCTTGGTTCTGCGCAGCCATGTTGGCCGCTGCGGCTTGATTGGCGGCAGACGCGCCAAATTGAGACGCTGCTGTGCGCTGCGCTGCCGCCTGTTGCGCCGCGGCATTTTGAGCGCTTGCGCCAAATTGAGAAGCAGCGTTCAAGGCAGCCTGATTGGCCAATCCGCCCTGCTGCTGAAGCTGCGCAGTAGTTGTACCGGCCTGCAGCGCAGCCTGCTGGTTGGCCAACGCTGCTTGCTGTGCTACTCCGATGTCCTGCTGTGCCATTTGCTGTGCTTGAGTAAATCCCGCCTGACGTAAGCCAGATGCAGTGCGAGCAGCCTGATCTGCAAAAGCTCGGTTTGTTTCCGCCTCTGCTATCCCCTGCCTAGATCCACCAAAGGCTCCAGCCGCAGACGCCTGAGCGCCGAGCTGGTTAGATGCCATAAGGCGAGAACGCTCAATGTCGCCAAGAGCTTGATTTACAACTTGGCTTTCATATGGGTTTGTATATGCGTCTAGGTTACGACCCGCCAATTGACCAGCTTGAACACTTTGAGCTGAAACGGTTGGCGTGCCTGCAAGTGTAGACGCAGAATAACCTTGCGCCGTAGGGTCCGTGGCGGCGTAGTTAGCAGAAGTCATAGCACTTGGCGTATAGCCTGACGCGCTTGCTGTGCTTGGTTGAAATTCAGTAGCGCGCACCGAAGGTACTTGAAAGCCCATGCTCGCCTGAGTTCCTTGCATAGCCTGCTGCAAGGCACCAGCCGCCGCTTGGTTTACGTTAAAACCCGGCTGCGGAGCCATTGGAGCTGGCTGGTATGTTGCGTTAGGCTGCGCAATAGGCTGCGCTGCCATCGTTGGTGCTGGGGCTGGTCCCGCTGGAGCCGCCATTGTTGCGACTGGCGCTGGCGCTGGCGCTGGTGTTGCTTCGCGACCGCTAAGTGCTGCGCCCGCTAATGCGCCCATAGGCATTCCTGTTCCGCCTGCCATTTTACACGTCCTTCTTTGCTTGAACTATCAAGTTATGTGTCACCGCTGCTGTCATTTTAAACCCGCAAATTGTCCATTTGAATCAACAAAGTATTCAGTGCCATTCGGCAGCGACCTTACTTCCATGGCTGCAGACCCGGACACGCCGCTATCGGGAGCTGAAGGCGCTGAAGGCGCTGGTGCTGGTGCTGAAGGTGCTGAAGGTGCTGAAGGTGCTGAAGGTGCTGAAGGTGCTGGAGCTGCCTCCGCTTTCTTTTTAAGCTCTCTGTCTAAAATCTTCCTTGCTGACTCAGCGCTTTTGGGATTGCCGACCAAAACTCCGTCAACGTAAACTTCTCGGCGGTCATCTTTGTATATAATGCCAGTTTGGCCACCCTGAAGGTTTGCCAAAAGCTGAGCTTGTTCGTAGCCAGTGTCGCCCGGTCCAGCGGGTCTATCATTGTCTGTTGCGTGGGCAAGGCGGCTTTCAAAGCCGCCATCGTATGTATTAACAATTGTAGAACCAGTTGGAAGGGTCGTTCCGGTAGCGATTGGGCCTTCAAAGGTTGTAGGTAAGGGAGTAGTGTAACCCGGTATAGCGGTCATGTTTGTGTCCGGCATGTCTGAGGCTGCACCGCTAAATGCGTCGTAAGTTGGTATAGGGGTCGCTGGAGAAACGCCAACGGGTATTTCGCCCGTGAGATAGTCCGAGCTGAACGCTGTCGGGTCAAAGTCATACCCACCAGTTGTTGTCTTGCCTGAGATTGGATTTACGATAGACATGTTTGGATCGTAAGTTGATCCACCAGACTCGGCAAAGTTTTGGCCTTGCAGGCCTATTGCATATTCTGGCGCGACGCTGCTCAATACGCCATCAGCTATGTTTCCGGCAATACCGGGAATTCCGGTGAGATTTCCGCTTAATCCACCAGTAACAAGCGAGCCGCCATAAGAACCTGAGCTGGATGGGCTTTCAAAAGAAGGCTCAATATTCAGTAAGCCCTTGCCTGCATCAATTATATTGCTGTTAGCGTTTCCAAGATTACTCGTGTAAAGATTGTCAGCAGCCAATTGAACTGGATCGCTTATGGGCTGAGATTTATATACATCATACACTTCTGGTGGCATTTGCACCTCTGCCGTTTCGTATGGATTGAAAGATTCGATTCCAAGCCCATCGGCAATAACTTGACTGTACTCTTCTATCTCAGCACCGCTTAGCGCCGAGCTGGGAACAACTGGCGAAACAACTGGCGGAACATAAAAGGCATCACCACCGCCGCCAGCAGAAATACCGCCCAGATCACCGGGTGTTGGCGCTACAGTATAATCAACTGGCGCTTGCATATTGGAGCCGGGAACACCTGTAACCGGGTCAATAAAGAAACTGTCTATGTATCTTTTTTGCCCCGGTCTTGCCTCTTCGAAAGCCTCAAGTGCTTGCTCATAGATTGGCAGTGAGGAATAACCACGCACGCCGCCTTCGTATGTCGTTGGTTCGGGCATGCCGCCCATAATGTCTTGCTGAGACATGCCGCCACCCGGCAAGCCAAAAGCGCCAGCAGCTTGTGCAGTGCCTTGAAAAGCAGCTTCCTGCATCGGAGTAAACGCCGCAACGGTTGGGCCATACTCGGGGACATACCCCAACCTTCTGATTTTGTCAGCTTGGGTTAGATTTCTCCGCGCTGCATCCTCAATGTATTGAGGGATTTCAACCGTTGAGGATGTTGACCCACCTTTTCCGCCTGACATTATGCGAACTCCTTAACGTATGAGGCGTGCTGGGCTTCCCAGCCGTGCGCCTTTAATGGTTTCTTCCAGCCAAATCGGCCAGACATTGATAAGGCGGAGCAGCCTTGAGCCTTTGCCCATGTTATCACGTCGCTGTGCATATCTAAAATCTGCTCCAATTCACCGCCGCCAAGAAAGACATTTAACACCTTCTTTTTGGGATATACCACAATTTCAGTTACTATGCACCCCTTTGGCGTTGGCCACAACTGCATGAGGCCACGCTGCAACCCATCGACTACATCCGCAAAGTCATGCGTGCCGCCGCTGTAGCTTAAAGCTGCCTCAATCCAAGGCCGACATCTTTCAAGCTCTTTACCCATGTAGCCTCGTAATAGCTATAGTTGAAGCAGGCGCGGCAGGCGCAAACGCAGTTGCGACTGTTGCGTCAAGAAAGCCACTGGTGCTGTCCACCGCCCACATGGCCTCAAGGTAATCCCCAGCGTTAAGCTCAAATATGGCCGAGCGAGACACAACCAAAACAGACCCGTTTTGATGCAGTGCGTTTTTCATTGTTGACCCAGCAACGTCAGAACCATTGACGCGAGGCCAGAACCAAAAGTTTACGGTCGAGCTTGATGTCGATGCAATCTGCGCCGAAAAACTAATCATGTACTGACCAGCCTCATCAAACACAATGCGCGAAGCTGGCGTGCCGTTGGCAATGCCGTCAGAGGTGCTGGAGGTGTAGGTCAAGGCATAGGCCGTGTTTATAACCGCAGCCGTTTGGTCAGTCGTCACGGCTCCAGCGTATTGGCCATCCTCAAGCACAACCTGAACCCACTCACCGTTTTTACTCACAACTGGATATTTATTAACTCGATCCCACATTAAAGTGCCATCGTCAGCCGCACTTTCACCGCCGGTTTGCTGAACCAGCGGTGAGCGCGTTTGAGACAGGTAAGACATAAGGCGTCGGCCCCAAGTCTGCCAATCCTTGTCCCTTGGCTCTGGTGGACGGTTCTGCTGCGTCATCGACGGCCCCCGGCAACCGCGTCAACACGGTTAATGCCAACACGCCAATCGGCCAAGCGCTCACCCTCAACGCGCATACGAACTTGACGACCGGTAAACCTGACCGAAGTTGGGTTGCTCATAGAGTAAGGCCCGTATGACCGCTCAGTGCCATTGGGGTAAAAGCGCGTCTTAAAGGTGGCACTTACGTCACCTTGCGACTTCTCATCCGGCAGCATTTCAGTCACGCTCATAACTTGGTCGCCAGTGCCAATGCGGAACGGGCCAGTTTCAGCAAACGGCGTCAGTGTGCCATAGTTAAAGCCAATCTCATGCTCGTAAATTTTATAATCTGCTGGATCAGCCATCATTGGTTGACGGAACGCACCACGGTCAATGCCAGCAGTGCGGGCCAAATTGCCAATGGTCCATGTGTTCTCAACGTAGTTATATGAAACGTAGCGGTCATTTTCTGTTGACGCCGCGCTGGGGTAAAACCAAGTTACCTCGCTAAACATTGAGTTTGACATGCCAAACGCCTTACTAATCTGGCCCTTGTTGATGTCATTAAACACATAGTCAGCCACATCACACGGCAGCTCTTGCACAGCGCCGCCCGTGTAGACGTAAAACGAATTAACGCCCATCCAGAACGCGCCGCGATCAACCACAACCGCAGCCTGCTTTGCCGCCAAGCCACAGCTCGTGCCAACGCGCTCAATGCCGTAAACGTATGGCGGGCCAATGTAGTTGGCAACGTGAGCGTCGCGCGTGGTTAGAAGCAAAGTCTGACCTGCAACAGTCATGCCCTTCATCAATGCGCCTGACGTGTTTAGCTCAAGGTCACCCGCCTCATTCGTTGCGGCTGGCGTCCATGTATTATTATCCTCACGGTCCGACCAGCTTACCAAACGCGGGTTGCCGCCTGCGCCAAGCGCAAACAAAAAGCGCTCTTCAGTTACAACCATGCCGAGGTTGCTTACTGGCGCGTTGGATAAGACTGCTGCGGCGGTGCCTGTGCCGAGTTGCCATTCGTAAATTTTTCCGTCGTCTTCGTTGCAAGCCAGCAGGTATTCGCCCCACGACTCCAAGTCCCAGCTTGTTGCGGGCTGAATGCGAACCGTGTCAGGCCGCGCAATGCCGTATGCGTAAGCGCCAAACTCAGCGCCACCGTAACCCGTAAATGAGATTGCGTCCTCACGCCCTGCTGTCAGGCCAGCGGGAGTAATGTCATACCGCGAACCAGTGGAGGACCAAACGTACAGTTTGTTGTACGTCCCAGACGTGATCCAACGCTCATTGCTGTTGTCAATCCAAGTTGTCATGCCGCGCAGAGTTGCGTTCGCTGCGTTATTGTTACGCGTGCGCCACCCGCCTACTGGACGCATAACGCCATCATTCCAACGAACAAGACTGGCATCGCGCCAACGGCCCATGCTCTGCAAGTCAGTCCCGTTGCGATAAACGCCAGCGGGAATGTTTAGATCAATTAAAGCCATTATCGCCTCTCGCAAACGGAATTGAGGCCAATATAACACATTGTGCCAAATATGCAAAAGGCCAGCATATAGCTGGCCAATTGCGTTATGTTTGTCGCGCTACTCAGCGTCGTCTTCCGCTGGAGCTTCTAAAGATGCAGTCAGCATATTCACAAACGCATCCTTGCCGACCATCAACTGATCCATGTTAAACTGGGCAGAGTTGATTTTCTGCTGCAAAGAGTTGATGTGATTAATCATCACCTTTTGCTGATCCGTCAGTTGGTCTTCAGTGTAGTCAACATCGTTGATCGTGATTACCTTTTTGTCTTCGGCCATCGTGATCTCCTTTAAGTTAAGTTAAGCAGCCCAAGGTGTTCCAGAGGCTTCGGTTGGGTTTGCCATTGCGTTAATCTTGTCAGCAATAGCAGCTTCAGTGTCAGCTTGTGATACACTATCCCACACCCATCCTTGGGCCATTGCTTCAGTAACATCAGCGTAAGCTACAAAGTCAGATGAGGATGGGTCAGGGGTTAGCCCGACAGTACCATAAGATGACGCAGAGTTGTCACCGTCAACGCCAGTGCAGCGCCAGTGAATTACGTTAATCCCACCTGTTGCGATGTCATGTTCGCATGTGGGGATAGTCCAAGTGTAAGTTACGGCCATAGGTTAAACCTCCTGTTCGGCTAGATGGGCGGCATAAGCATCCTTAACCGCTTGTGTATGTACGGCGGCACAGATGGCTTGAACCTCTGCGCTTTCGCCTGTGATGTCTGCATCAGGTGCAACGACATGGCGACTGAAGGATCGGCTGATCTCTACACCGTCACGTTCGATCACTGTGGCTGTGCGTACTTGAATGTGCTTGTAGTCTCCGACAATCTCAATTTTGTCTTCAACTGTGCGTTCTGTTAGTGCCATATCAGGCTCCTTTCTGCTGTCCAGACCAACTATCCAGATGGTCTATGCGGTTTGCCTTGCGGCGGTTTTCCTCACGAGTGAGAACTTGAAGGTTGTCTGGGACGTTAAGCCCACAGATCAGATCATGTGTGACAGGCACAATGTGGTCTACCTCGTGTGGTATTCCTGTTTGCTCTGTCAGTTGTTGAGCCTTGAGATATACAGCTTGTAGGTCTGCGTTCTTAACCCAAGATGGTGTTGCGTTGCGGCAGCGTTCTTCACGAGCATTCGTTGTAGCCAGTTTGCGGTGCTTGTTTTCAGCATACCATTCTTTGCTGTTCTCCAAGTGCTGCTCTTTGTTATCCTGATACCAACGCTGCGTCAGTTCACAGTGGCGGGCTTTGTTATTAGCAACCCACTTGCGGTTATGCTCTAAGCGACAAACCTTGCACCAAGCCTCACGACCATCTGGTGTGCGCTTCCGTTTATAGAAGGCATCCAGTTCTTTGGTGTTATGACATTTGGTGCAGGTTTTCATTAGGCAACCTTGTATGACATAGATATTCTCAAGTTTGCGGTTTCATTTACCACAGCTTGAGTTGCCGCATTAACATCATCGCCAGCATAGTATATTGCAATCCTACTAACACCATTTTTCCCAAGTCCAGTTAAGTATGTCCCACCACCCCAGTTAAGCTGAGAAGGTAGAACAGAAGCAACAGAATAATATTGAGTATCACTAGATACGGTAAAAGGAAGCCCGCCAATCTCAAGATTTCCTGATCCAGTCATGGCAGTCCACGAGACAAATATAGTCACATGACAAATGTCACCTACTTTTGTGTAGTAGCCATACTGAAAGCTATAAGTAGTTGTTCCCTGAACAGCAGACCCAAATGCAGTCGGCGTAAAAGTCCCCGTCTCATAATCCTCCAGCTTATTAGCCGACCCAGTGCCGCCAAGGTATACACCGCCAGACAGGTAGAGGTCTTTGAAGCGGCGATTAGATGCACCTAAATCAGTAGCGTTATCTGCCAATGCTCCGTTATAACGTGGCAGAACGCCAGAGCCAGACATATAAATACCTGCCCTAGCACCGCCACCATCCATATAGATGGTGACACCTGCATCACTACCAATACTCCCCACAGTGGTGTTGTCTTTGCGAAAACTGGCTATAACACCATCTGATGTTTTACGATTAAAGACTGCACTTTCTGCACCATCAGAAGTAGCATAAAATCTACCATTATTACCAAGTTGTATGCCTTGCGTATTAACAGCAGTAGAGGTCTTACCCACCAACAGATTACCGCTGCTGTCGATGCGCATACGTTCTGTGGCAGAAGTTCCAAACACTAATGGGGTAGCACCACCAGTAAACACTTCCAAAGCATTGGTATTGTCTGGCGCATAAACCTGCGAAACGAAAAAACTTCCAGTTATACCACTCAACTGCGACCCAGTTGTACGGAGAGCTAAGGATTGGTTATTATCTGGCGTACTCCCATGAAGAGCAGCAAGAGCTGCGCCTATTGTGTTAGTATTAGATGCACCCGAACCTGATGCTGGAAACGCATTAATATCAATCTTAGTAGTTGCTGTTGTAGTCCCAATCCCCACATTACCGCTGCTGTCGATGCGCATACGTTCTGAGCCGTTTGTAAGCAACTTCATCGTATCTATGCTTTGGGTGTAGATTATGCGGCCTTTATTGTTATCCGCAGTATCACCAAGAAAGATAGTAGAGCTTCCATTTACATCAGAAATTACAGCCAAACTTGCGTTGTAATTCTCCAGATGAAATCTGTGGTTAGGCGTACTTGTACCAATACCAACATTACCGCTGCTGTCGATGCGGAGGCGTGATGAGAAACCATTTGAAAAATCAAAAGCAGTTGTAGAAATAAAGCCCAAAACACCTATTCCTGCGGCATCTGCATAGATACTCTTGCCTGTTCCCCCAGCGCCAAAATCAGATGTTTTGAAGTGTAGGTTTCCTAAACGTGCATCTCCATTAACCCTAAGCGTATGGTCAGGCGAACTCGTCCCAATGCCCAACGACTCAGCGCTCGCATCCCAGAAGAACTTTGCCGTGGTGCCTGTGTCCTCGTACAGCGCAAAATCGCCATCACTTTGTATTTTTGCTCGTAATGTTGAACCACCTGCAAAGAAATCAAGGGATGCCTGACTTTCAATAACAATACCTTCGGCTGAAGATGATGTAATTTTTAAGTTGTCAGACCCATCATCGCCAATAGTGTGACCATCTCCCACAGTCAGCCCATCGCTGGTCAAAGTCCCAGAAATGTCTACACCTGTGCTGGTGGTAGCGAGTTTGGGTGAGTTATTATAGCGCAACTGTGTTTCGCCACCAGAAATGGCTTGCAGATAAGTTGCCCCACCTGTGGTCTGCAAAAATAAATTCTCAGCACGAACGTAAAGACTGCCTGAGCCAGTCTCTGTAATATGACTGCTGCCAGCGGCCCCATCATGCCATATGCTGAGGTCAGACCCAGCGCCGAAGATAGCTTTGTCGTTGTCACCGAAGGTTATGTCAGCAGATGTGCTTGCGCCAGCTAAGGTTGTTGTACCCGTGGCTGTAAGATTAGTTGTTGTTGTCAGGCCCGTAACGGTTACACCCGAGGCAGTCGTCGCCAGCTTCGCGCTATCTGCGTAGGACAACGTACCAGCAGCGGTTTTACCGCCAATTGCATTTACAACCGTGTCAAGCGTATCAAGATCAGTGTTGATCTTTTCGCCCCAAGTATCCTCAGATGCACCGATTTCTGGCTTCGTTAAGCTATATGCTGTGGTTACTGTATCAGCCATGATATTCTCCTATGCGGCGTTAGCCTGTACGGCGTCGGCCTTATGCGGCGTCAGCCTTATGCGGCGTCAGCCCAAGTTTCGCTTGAAGCCGAGGCGGGTGTCCAGTCCGTTGATGTGGGGGGAACAGCCGACCAGCTTTCTGGCGTGCTGCCTGCATCTTGCCACACTTTGCTAGACGGATCAACACCAGTCCAAACTTCAGGTGTGTCAGGGATCGGCTCCCACTTCTTAACAGCACTGCACGTCGTACTCAGAAGAGTGCTAATCAAAGCACCGCCCGACTGAACGCGGTTGCACGTTGCTACAGATGTTATAACGCAGGCAATGTCAGCGCTGCTAATGTAAATCGCCTCAGCTGTAGCCGACGTGCTGCACGCGGCAGATGTTGCAGCCGAGGTCGGCCGAACGCGTACTATGTCAGCGCTGGTAGTTGACGCAGCGGCAATTGAGCTATCTGCCGTTCGAACACGATTACAATCAGCTGACGTAGTTGAGACGCAGGTTGATGCTGCATCGCTCTCACGCACGCGCTGGGCATCGGAAGTCGTCGTTGTGGATGTCGTGCTGGACGCAGACGCTTCACGCACTCTAACGGCCTCTGACGAGGTCGTAGACACGCTGACAACAATAGATGCGTCTAACCTAACACGAACCGAAGCCGCAGCAGTCGTTGTCGTGACAATAATCGTGCCAGCGCCGTCGGTGACAAAGCCATCAAGCCCGTAATTATACGAGCCGTATGTAGCCCTGCCGTAGCCAGAACGATACTCAGCCATTAGTCAAGCGTAACGTCGAGATCACCCGCCGGGAGCCTAAATACATCACCCGTGTCAATCGCCTTGCTCGTAGTTAACGCCGCGTAAGCAATTAAGTTGCCGCCAGACGCAGCGTCAAACACGCCAACGTCAGTCACCGTGCCATAGCCAGCCGTGGCAACTGGCCACTCAATCGCAGCAGTGTTTGAGGCAGTGTTGCCGGAAACAGTAAACGTAACAGCCTGACGCGCATAACCGCCGCCAGATACTTCAGTTCCGCCGCCGGGATCAGATGGCGATGCAGTGTAAAGTGCAATATGCCACTCAGTCGGGCGGGTTGCGCTGCTCGTCGTGAAGGACCAAGTTAAAACTGTGGTCTCGAATGTGTCTGAAAAACTCATTTTAGTAAGCCCTTATTTTCATGCGACGGCCTGATCCGCCAAATTTAGCT